AGGCGGTTCCGCTTGTCGTGCCAGCAGTATTTGGGTTTACATTATTAGTTATAACTAAATCGTTAACACCACTTGTAGTCATTGTAAATAAACTACTTTGACTTGCTAACGGGTATAACCAACAATCAAAAGTAAAATTTCCAGTACCAAATGCAAACGCAGTACTCGCAGGTAACTGCAAATAATCCCCATTCCCATCAAAATACCCTGACCCACCATAAGTCGCAGCACTCCAGCTTGCAGTGGGGTTGAATGGGGAGAAGGCTACAACCAGTGGGCCGTTGGTCGGTGTAATGGTTTTTGGGGTTGTGCTGTTATCAACGAATCGGTTGGATTGGCAGGTGAGAAGGCTTGTGCCAGATATTGCAGTTAGCGCAGACGTTGGTGGTGTGAAGATTGTTGCGCCGACTGTTGTTGAACTTGTTTGATAATTAGTTGGAATTGCGCCTTTAACTATCCTCACATTGGACAGGTATCCGTTTACAAAACTCTGCGTCCCACCTTCTGAACCGACAATTGCGGTTGTTTGCGAAGTTGCTGTTGTAACCGTTACAGCCCACGTAAGGACGCCGTTTACAAAACCTCTGACAACATTCGATGAGTCCCTTGTAAATGCAACATGAACCCATGTATTTCTTGATACAGTGCTCCCAGAACCTCCGATTAAAGAAGAGCCGTTATAAAAAGATAGATAGCCGGTACTCTCAATAATAAATACAAACCCAGATAAATTAGCAAGTACCTGCTTTGTTGCCGCTTGTGAGTAAATCCAACCTTCAACGCTAAATGTCGTACCGAGGTTGTAGTCAGCGTTGCTTGCAGAAGTTAGGTAATCATTACTACCATCAAAATAATTCCCCCACTCCGTCTGACTGAACGGGCTAAACGTACCCTGTGTCGGTGCATTTGGGCCTGTTGCTGGATTGCGGGTGATGGTGAAGTTATTGGTAGAACCGTCTAAGAACGTATTGTTCTGTGCGCCATTCGTACCGTTGCCAGGAAGCAGTAGCGTGGTGTATTCGTAGTAAGGATCGGCCGTGACTCCACCTGAAAAGATGGAGGCGATCATCGCCGTTAATGCGCCAGCCATTAGGTTACTCCCGCACCAGAAACATACCAGCTATCAGTACCGACCTTAAGAAGTGTGGCTAAACCCTTTGTGGCTACCGTCCTTGTGCCTGTACCGCCGTTAGCTAATCGTATAGTCACGCCAGCCGATCCGGTAATAGATAAATTGCCGGAGTTGTCATTCACCACTAAATAAGTTGCGCCTATAGGAATAGGTTCAGCGCTATTCGCGGCTATGTTAAGCGTTGCAGTTGAGCTACCTGAGAAGTAATAATGATAACCAGCCAGGGCAGCATCGAGCGTTACTGTGCCAGAACTCCACGCATCTTGCGGAGCACCGATATAGCCGACGTCACTTATCACCATCGTGCTATTTTTTAGTAACTTGCCTGTCGTACCGTCGTAGACCGCAAGCACATTGTTGGTTGCGCTAGCAGGGCCAACTACATCACCAGCGCCCGCCGCAGCCATAAGGCTCCAGTAAGTTGCGTTCGTGGGCAGATTGCCTGTTGATGCGAGAATACAAATATAGGTCGAGTTGTTGTAACTGACCACATCATTAGCGACATAAGCCGTTGCGCCACTGTAAGCACCGCGCCAAATGAATGACGTACCGTTCGTGCCGTTCGTACCATTCGTGCCGTTAGTGCCGGCTTGCGCTAGTAATGACCAATACGTTGCATTGGTAGGAAGATTGCCTGTAGAGTTGAGTATGCAAATGTAAGATGAATTGTTATATGAAACAACATCATTTACTACATACGCAGTACCAGCACTGTAAGCACCTTGCCATTTCGCACTTGCAGCATAAGTAAGACTGTTCCAAGCCGTGGAACCATCACCAATTTTGAATCGACCTGTGTCTGTTTCAGCCCCAATCTCCCCCGCCATTAAAGTAGGGTTTGCTGAGGTCCACTGAGCAGCAGTGCCATTACGAGTTTGAATTTGAACGGCCATTAGGGTGCTCCTCCGTCGATAGCCTGTGCGCCGCCATAATTAGTTGAGGGTATGCCACCATCTAAATTTGGCGAATTAGCCAACGTTGCTTCAGCAGGTAAAGTCACAAAAACATTTTTAGTGCCAGCACTAAAATTAACTAAGCTACCTGAATTACTTGATGATAAAACGGTGTCTCTTGATAACGTCGTGCCAGAAGACGTATACGTCCCAATCCCAACTTCCCAGTTGGTGCCGTCAGTTATTGTGTAGTAGGTTGTGTTGCCGTTTCCTACAGCGGCAAACGATTGAAACCCTGTAACCGCACCAGCAAGTGTTACTGTGCCGGTGCCTGTGGTTGTCGTAGTTTCCTGTACACGATCCGCGACGACAAAAGCCATTATGCAGCCAAGCTGAAGGTGTAAGTTACTTGTAAGGTGTCACCGTTAACGACCGAACGATCACCGCCAGTGAAGTCAGAAGCCGAGAACAGCGTACCCGATGTGCCATTTTTCTGATCGGCATTACCAGCACCGCCGCCGGAAGTGCCGCCAACTAAAAACGCCCCACCAACCGTTGCAGAGTTTGTAAACGTATATTGCGCTTTATTTGCAGAGTTAGTTACAACTGAAGGATTGGCTGCGGTTGCAGCAGCAAACGTAGCAGCGGGGCGGGCCGATTGACTGTATTGGGTATAGACCTCAGTCCAGCCTGGATGTGAAGACATGGTGTCGGAAGCTGCTGGCGTATTAGATGCACCTGCACCATAAAGGCCAATATAAAAACCCGCAAGTACAGACGTACCTGTCAACGCAGCGCCCGCCATATACTGAAGCCCAACGTTAACAACGAGATTCTTAGATTCAGCCGTCCACTTGAGTTTGCCATCTTTGTCATAGCACTCAAAGAAATATTTACCCATAGCACGGGCGGCTTCTGACGAAGCAGGACGAGCAATCAACCCACTTGCCATAACATCATTAGCTTTAGCTTGTTCCATCTTGGTTCCTTAAGCAAGAAATTTAAGTTTGTAGATTGTACTTAAGTACAGACCTACAATTTCATCAATAATGTTTTGCAGCGGAGTCTCTGCTTTATCACACACTTCATACCTGATTTTTTCAATTTCATCAACTTGATCTTGCATGAAAGCTAAGATATTAGAGGTTTTGCTGGCGCTCATCAATGAAATAGGCCCAATTAAGCCGTGTTTGCCTTGGTAGGCTTCAGCAAATTTATCGGCCAGATCAACAATTTCATTGTAAAACTTACCTAGCGCCTTGTGTTTGCTGTAACTACGGGTGTTTAAATGCACCGAATGAGCAACATCGCGGGCTAAGAACAACATACCTACAAAATCAGCACATTTCATGCTCAACCCTCCTGCGGTACGACGTTAGGCATAGGTCTGGCTTGTTGCGCTTCTTCCTGACGGGCCATAATGTCTGCTTCGCGGCCCATACCTTCAGGTTCTTCCATGATTGGGCCTTGCATTTGTTGCGGTGGTATCAAATCCCCCGCATCATGAGCAGCAGCAATCGTACCCATCACAATATCTTGAATTTGCTCCATCGTCATGCCGGGCATTGTCGCTGAAATACGCTTAGTTTCAGCATCAAATGCCTTGATTTTAGCCTCAAACTCACGTACTTGTACGTCACGGGCCTCAATCGACTGATTGACGTTCATCAGCATGTCGTGCATTTGTTGCATTTCCATGCCCATCGCTTCAATTTGCTTTTGAGCTGCTTGTAACGCTGGATCGTTGTCTTGATCAGCCAGCAGTTGCGGGTCAATCGTCTTGCGAAGACGTGCCGCCATCTCTTGAGCACCAGGCCAATCCATGTTTTTAACAAACAAATCGCCTGCAACAGCCCACAAATTGGGGTTGCCCTGCAAAATCTGCGACATGGCGTCCATCGACTCTTGACGCTTGGTCATGTAGCTTGGGCCTGTGGTCACTACCACGTCGTAACGACCTACGGATGGGTTGTAAATCTTATCAAGCACCACGCCCGTCTGATCCATGATCTTTTTGACCGGCTCTTGTTGGGTTGGGTCGATTTTGACCATGTTGGTCTCGCCATCAATACCAACAATCCTAGCAATACGCTGCGTATCGTAGATTTTAGGTATCAAGTCCACCAGTTGACGCGTCACGTAGCGTACCGCACGCGCTAAATTGTCCACATAGTGGTACGTACCGTTGTCAGATTCTTTCTGTCTAGCTAAAATAGCACGTCCAGAACGCTCGTTTGACACTTGGCCCAGACTTGCATCGTACTGGCCTGTGGTAGCTTTGATGTCTTCAGACGCACCCATTTTGGCCTGTATGAGGCCGGTTTGCGGTAAGGGTGGTGCAGCACGCTGAGGCAACGGCAAAATCGATCCTGCGCCGTCTGTAACGTCTGGATTGACCTCTAAATACGGCCAATTTTGCGTGTTAGCCGTCTTCCACTGGTACTCATAGCCCTCAAACTGACCGCCGTAGCCAATAAACGGTGCTTTAGGGGCAAGCGCTAGCATTTCAGCTTCTTGACTTGTCCAGTAGTTATACATCCGCTGGGCATCTTTAGCGTTACGCACGATGCCTGATATGAAAATACGACCGTCAACTTGGAATTCGTTACCGACTACACGTACGACAGGTATCCAGTTGCCCGCCCACTCACGTTCCTCAAGCACTTCAAAACCGTTCGTTTTCATCCACATGATCTTCTTACGATCTACGCGGCGCTCGCGTATGGGGGCTAGCCCCATCGAACGTAGTGTGGCGTCTTCAACGGAACCCTTAAACACCGATTTATTGCCTGGGAACAGGTACAGCGTTTCTGTTTTGTGCGCGATGTAAAAGTATTCAGCAATACGAATCGTATCTTCAGTGATCCACTGGCTAATGTCTTGATCACCAATACCCTGCGCCATGATCGATGACAGCGGCGCAGCGTTAGGGTACATGCGCTGGTAGTCTTCCTTGAGCATGTCCTCAGTAATAAAGCACCACTCAGCGTCCGCGCCGCATGGGTCTTGGATCAGCGGGTCCATGTAGACGCTAAAACTATTGCGTACGCGAGCGATCTTGATGTCTTGATCAAAACTATCCTCGTAACAATACTCAGTCAGGATACGGATGTACCCTTCACCGTAAGTCACTTGGTTCTCACACGCGGTGTCATACGCCACGTCAGCATCTGACATGTACTCAATGTGCCGCACGATGCCGTCGAGCACCTCGGCTACTTCTACGTCTGCCTGATCATTAACCGGTATGACCTTGCCGCTTGGCCGGTTCTGGCGCTGCTCGTTAGTTACCTGCCTTACGTGTTGCGGCAGCTTGTTGATCGTCAGGCACGGTCTGGCGTTGACCGTCTGCCCTTGCACCGAGCCGCGTGTTGCCAACACATCCTGCGGCCACTGCCACTGGTTGTCTGGTGAACCCGCCATAAAGCGCAGGTCATCAAGCTCATCTTCGCGGCTCTCCGAGTACGCGCCGATCGCTTGGCGTAACCTGTCGCGCATCAGTTGTAGCGTGTCGCGGTGGTCCTTCTGGTCCGGCCCTCCGCGCGCAGATACTTTACCCGCGCCTTCAATACCTGTAGGGTCTTGCTTAAGCGTTGCCATTACTTTTTCTTCGTCATAGGTTTAGTGCTCGGCCTTTTAGCCGCCGCAGCACGTTGGGTATTGTAAGCAATTGCAACAGCCTGCTTGACAGGTTTGCCTGCGTTAACTTCAGCCTTAATGTTTTTACGAAAGGCTTCTTTGCTGGTCGATTTAACAAGTGGCATCATTTTCCTTTCGTTGCCATCAAGCACCCATCCAAGATGTCGTTACGCCGTTGGCGTTGTACGCACGATTAGTTTGTTTCTCGACATACTGCCTGTGCGCAACCGGAAATGCAAACGTTACAGCTAAGGCGTCGGCAGCGTCTGGCGATGCTAACCCTCTAGCTTTCATTTCCTTTTTGCCTTCGAGGAAAATTGTACCCGACGAATTAGGTTTTATGGTAGGCCCAACTAGATCAGACTTCAGCGCCCTATCGTTAGGTATCGACGCCGTCTTAAGCCAATCCTTCATCGCGCCCCATAGTTCCGCGCGCTTGTTGCCGTACATAATAGGGTTCTTCGCCTTCCAACCAAAGTTCACCCCTCGCACGACCTTGTAGCGCTGCTCGTGCAGCCTATCTAATATACCGTACCCTAGCCCACCCTCATCGAGCACCACGAGCGTTGGTTTGTACTGCTCGATTGCATCGATCACGCGCCCTACGATCGTCATCGTATCTTCGCCATGGTAGCGATGGATCGCCGTCAGGTCACGCCCTTGCCTGACCACGATCACTGTCGAGTCCGCGCCGCCTCGTGCTGGGTCCACACCAATAATGATCGGCGCCGTCTCGTCCTTGTACCGTGGCCGCGCCGCAGCGTCTGCGACGTGCGTGGATGAGATGAACTGATCGTCGCCACTGGATGGAAACTCACCGTACACCTCCACCCGCGCTTGGCTTGAGTCCTCACCGTACTCATCAATGATCTGCTTATAGACCTGCTTGTCAGTGTCCTCGACTGTTCTTGCGTCCACCTGCCTTGTGCGCCAAAAGTCACGCTTGGCGTGAAAGCACTCAAAGAAGTACCCCGTGTTGCGTCGCGGGTTACTGAACGCGAACCAGTACCTATCTAATATGTTCTCCGTAAAGAATCCCGCCCCCACCGACCAGATGCCGTCAGGAATACCCGACGCCTCATCAAAGATCAACATCATCCCATCGTGGTTGTGCACCCCCGCGTAGCTGTCAGGGTTCTCCTCTGACCACAGCTTGCCCTCTGCCGCCCAGTACCGCGTACCCTTCCTCAGGTCGCGCTCCACGATGTCGCACAACCACTTAGCCGGTTGCAGCTTGGTTGCGCTGATCTCCCACCAGTGCGCGTTGATGATCATCGTCGACCACTTAGTCAGCTCGCCCCAGGTCACCGACCGTAGCTGCGCCTCACTGTTCGCGCTTACGATCACGCTTGACCCTATCCGTGTGGACAGCATCCACATAATCAGCCAACTCACTAACGCCGACTTACCGATCCCTCGACCTGAACTGACTGCCTCTCGCAGCGTGTCCATGTCCACCTTACCCTTGTTATCTTGTATGTGCGCCTTGATGTCGCGTAGCACCTGTCGCTGCCACATGCGCGGTCCGCCGTACTTCGCCAGCGGCGTGTTCTCCTGCCCCCACGGGAAGGCGAACAATACAAACGCTTCGGGGTCGTCCTTAATCGCGGGGGACCACAACCGCGTCATCAGCAGTTGCTCGTCCTCTGGACTGTATATTGGTTTTTGCATGTGTTAGATTTTCACTTTGTGGCGTCACGTCGATTACTTTACCCTCATCGACGCGCGTCTCCGCCGCTCTGAGTGCGTCGATCACGCTGATGCGCTGGTCTACCTCAATACTCACCGCCTGCTTGGCGACCCAACCATGCGTGTGCTTCAGTATCTCTAGCGCCGCCTTAGAATCGCCTTGCCGCGCTGCGTTCAACATGTGCTGGCTGTGTTCGCGCTCACTATCTGCGCGACCCTTGAGTTCGGCAATTTCGGCAAGTTTGTCATGCTGTTTAAGTAGCCGGTACTCTGCAGGTAACAACCCTGCCGCTAGCGCCAACGAATCTTCTTTCAATCCTAGATACGCAGCGTCGTATATGCGCTCCAGTACAGCTTCTGTCGCTTTGATTTCTCGTACTGTGATGGGGAGACTTTTAAACATATGCCAATTTTACCAAGATGACCTAAGCGTAAGGGATTCTAATACTTTTGGCTAGTGGACTTCTAAAAATAAAAAAA